ATCCTTTTCAATCGCTTGCATCGCACTGACATGTCCGTTATTGCTGGTGATTTTACAAACTTTGATGGTGCTCTCCCTGCTTCTTTAGGCAAGGCGTTCGTCAAGTTTGTGAATGAATGGTATGATGATGGTGAAGTGAATGCTAACATCCGGAAAATGCTTGTTGGTCACATGACTAACGCGACTCATATTGCAGGTGATATTGTTTATCAGGTCGTTGACGGAAATCCCTCTGGAAATCCCATTACATCCATCTACAATTCATTCTGCAATGTGATGATGTGTCATATGGTTCTTACACAAGACTTGCGCCTTCGTGATGATCACTTTGAGATGGTTGTTTACGGTGATGATAATGTTATCACTGTGAACTCTCCGAATCTCAGGTGTTCAGATCTTGCTCCACACATCCTTCGCCGTTTTGGTATGACCTACACCCACTGGTCCAAGCATGAATCGGCCCTTCATGACACACTCTTGACGGTTTCTTTTATCGGACGTAGTTTTGTCTATGATTGTGGCATTTACCGTGCTCCACTCAATCTTCAGGTTATCCGTGAAGCTTGTTACTGGCTGAAAGGTGATGTTGAGACTGACCTTGTCATGCTCTCCATTGCTGATTCCACTTTCATGGAACTGTCTCATCATATGCAAGGTACTTTCCGCGTCGAAACAAGTGTTTGGTTGAAAGCTGCGTGTGAGGTCATGCCACACCTGCAGGAAGCCCTTGAGTTGCGTCTTCGCTCGTATTGGTCGTATCGTGAAGATATGTACAATTCGACGAAGTCACTCATTTCACCGTATTCCCCCTCTTTTTAGATGGTGAATACCGTGTGGGAATCACGTAAACTTCCCGTTGTGAGTTGCATGTTTGTGCTCTGTAGTTCTAGTTTAGTGACTTAGTTTGTAGATAACTATAAATATCTTCTTTGGATTTCTTTGTGCTGAGAGTTCTACCCGTGTTGCGGACACCCGCAACTTGCAGTTCACCGAGCGTGCCGTTAACGAGCTCGTTCCAACCCAGAGTGTTGAGTTGGGCGAGTACGAAGACGCCGCGCCGGTTACCCAGTCCCTTGCAGCTGCCAATTTGATGCAAGCTGTTTATGACGATGTTAATGTCGAGACTTTCGAATTTGACAGAGTTATGAATCGCGAGTATTCTATGGGAGCTCCTGGTTCTGTTACATGGTCCACCGCTTCCGCTGCTGGTGTTCCACTTATTGATTTGCGA